TGTTCTTCACAATACCCTTTGAGAAGTTCATGGGTTTCTTTTTTGATTTGTAACATTGCGTATTTCATAACTTATTTAGTTTTCTTTAGTATTATATAATGTATATTAGTTTTCTTTAGATAAATATTGTATTATTATTTTTTAAAGATATTTATGTAAAAAGATTTAATGGCAGTTATACAAAAAACTTTATTTGCTAAAAACTTAGATAGGTATAATGTATTGGTAAATGATACAGAACCCAATAGTAAATATTTTAAAGTAACGGAATTAACTGATACTTTAACAGGCGGTAAAAATGCCTTTTTAATTGCAGGGTCAAAAGAATTAGTACCTGATACAAAAATACAAATAGAATTAAAGGACTCAGCTGGCAATATAATTTATCACGAACCAGGAGAAGGATACATTTCATCATCTTTAAACGGAGTACCATTTGTTACTGAATACTATGAAGGTGTTTCTAAAGTAGTTTCGGTTTATGTTTATCCAGATACTGCATATGGCCCATGTACTCTTACCATATTGGGTGAATTAAGTGAATATACTGATACAAATGGAATAGTTGCACCGGTTCCTTTAGATTGGGAAAATAAATATAATGTTAAATGGACAAAAACAATAAATGTAAATCCAACATTAGCTAATACTACAAAGATTAGATTTTACCAAAGGCCTGTAGCTACAATTACTGAAATAATATCTCCAATTTTTAGAATAGAAAGTGGTTCAAAAGTAAATTCTGGAATCAACCAGTCATTTGCAAACATTAAACTTTCAAAATTAGAAACATTTGCAGGTGATGTTAAAAGAGTAAAAGTATTTAGAACTTCACAAGGTGACATATCGGATTTTGATTTAATACAAGATATATTAGTTGAGTCAAAAGAATTATTAACAACCACTCAATTATCCGGAAGTGTTATAGGAAATACAGGAACATTTACAACAGAAACACTTAAAAGCTTTTGGAATACTGGTTCGTTAAATACACAACTAACATCTAGTAGAGTTGAAAGTGGAGTTAAATTAACAGGTGGTGGGTATTTTACATATACATCATCGTTAGACATTAAAAGTGCAAACACTTATGAATTAAATTTAGATGCATTTTATTCGGCATCTATATCAACTAATTTAGGAATTTATTTAGTTTCAGGTTCGGAAAGTAGTAGTATTGCAACTTTAGTAGGAACACAACCTACAAAAAATTTATTAGATACAATAATTCCATTTAAAATAGATAAAGATTTTGTATCGGCAAGTTTATATTTTTCACAATCACAAGGAGAGTGGCATTTAGGAAATATTAGTTTAAAATTATCAGAGGATACTGCATTTTCACCAGATGAGATTTCATTCATTACTACAATGCCTACGGTAATTGGAAACGAAGATTTTAATTTTAAGTTTGAATTTTATGATGTAAATAATAATTTTGTTCCAGTAGCAGTTACACAAAGTGCAAATTTTACAGGAGGTTCTAATGCAATTACAAAATTATTAACATTTGAATCGGATAGAACGGCATTTAGATTTTCAACAGGTTCATTTGCAAATCCGCCAAATCAATCGGTAAGATTTAAAACAATAAAAACAAATTTTACAGGTTCAGTAACATATGCATCATCTGCATTTGATGTTGGTGGTAATTATATAGAACCATCGGCTTATGCCGGAACATATCCAGGTACATTCGTATCTCAAAATGATAATGGTGCACTTTTAAATGTAAGTAGTTTTAGTGGAAGTGTTGCAAGTGTATTGGTTGGTTCAATTGTATATACCGCATCATGTGAAGGGTTTACTGAATTTGAAACAATATATCGTTTTGAAGATGGTGATAATGCACCTGGTGTTTTTGTAACTGCAAATACAAATCAATTTATTTACAAAGCAACAGACTTATCATTAAACCCAACGGGACAAGTTATAACAATAGAAGCTAAACGAAAAAATTTAGCATCAGCAACTACACCTTTAACGGTAAACTCTGGAAGTGGAAAACCACCACTAACATATGTTTCTACAAATACAACAAATGGTGTTGATACATATACATTGTCAGGAACATCATATCCATATTCAATCGGTGAAACAGTTTATTCTATTTCTGGATCTGACCAATTTGGAAATGAATTTTCGGATGCAATTAAAATAAGTCCTGTAAAAATATTGGATGGTTTGTCCGTATCTTTAACAAACGACAATGCATCTATACCAGCACGTTCTACTGGATTTATTGAAAGTGGTTCTTTTGTATTGAGTAGTGGTTCGGTTAGTGTTAAAGTTGGTAATGAAATTATAACACATAGTAATGGATTATCTACAAATAATAGATTTGACATTATATCTGCGATTGCAACAAATGTTCAAACTGGTTCATCAAATTATTCAACAACGGATTATTTCATATCAAGATTGGATGCGGATAGTGGTTCTTTGAATTTGACTATAAGATATAAGGATGGAGGGGGTGATACATCGGATACAACAAAATTGGTAACATATACTAAAAACAAAAGGGGTGCACCAATTTTACAAATTACATCAACACCAAAAGACCAAACGGTAACTGCAAAATCAACGGGTGAACAAGTAGACACATTTTCAAATGTAACCATATCGGTAAAAGAAGTTTATAATGGTACTACTACAAATTTAACAATAACATCTTTAACTGCAACATCTTCGGACATTGCAAGTATATCAACAACTCCGTCAACGGGATTAGTTACTTTAAATGGAAAAACTTTAGGAAACGGAGTAAATTCAACAACGGTAGATATCAGTGCAGTAGTTACAGATTCGGAAGGTGTAAGTAGAACTATAACAGATACATTGGCATTATCAAAAACTAAAAAGGCAGTTCCAAATGTAGTGATATCTGCAACACCTCAAGCACAATCAGTATTGGCAAATGCTTCGGGTGTACAAACTGCAGCACTAACAAATGTGACTATAACTGCATTGGAAGGTAGTACTAGTAGATTCACATCAATGGCAATAGCTGGGACTACCGGATTCTCATCAGCATCTCTACCGACGATTAGTGGTAATATTCTAACAATGATAAGTGCAGTTATGAATGCACCAGAAGCTTCTGTGACATTAACTGTAACACATACCGATAGTGAAGGTACTACGGGTCAAACTCAAACAATTGTAATAAGATCAACAAAAGTAAGTATTGGAGAAAATGGAGCTCCAGGAGCAACAGGTGGAAATGGTCCTGGTGTTGTATTTAGAGGTGTATGGAGTTCCGCAACAACATATTATGATACGGATGATTTTCCTACTCGTAGAGATGCGGTTTTGTATGAAGGAACTTATTATGCAACAAAAACAAATGCAAATATAAACTTAAATAAACAACCGGATATTCAATCTACTTTTTGGGAATCTTTGGGAACCGATTCTTATTTTGTAGCTGCGGAGATTGCAATATTTAGAGAATCATTTGTAAAACAAACTATAAATGTTGGTACAAATGCATCAGGTAATGCAAACATAACTATATACGGAAATGATACCTCTCCATATATTTCAATTGGACAAGCAACTAAAGGATATGATAATTTGGGTGCTTTTATAGGTAGTAATGGCACTACTGGTAGATTATCTTTAAAATCTGCTACAAATTCATTAAAATGGGATGGTTCTACATTGGATATAACTGGAAACATTAATATAGCCGGAGGTACGGCAGCAACTCAAATTACAGATGCAGCTGCATCCGGGTCAGTTGCCTGTGCAGCTGCCCTAACTGCAAATACGGCTGCAGGAGCTGCACAACTAACTGCAACAAGTGCATGTGGTAACGCTGCAACTGCACAATCAACAGCAAATACAGCAATAACCAGAACAGTTGATGGTTGTGGTAAAATAACATTTGATCCCACACCATCGGGAACAGGATTATTTATGAGTGCATGCAGATTGGGATTTTATTGTAATAGTTGTTGGAAAACTTATATGAACAACGGTGGGTGTTTTTTCTTAGCAGGTTCTGGAAATAATAGTTTAACTTGGGATTCATGTACATTAACTATAAATGGAGCAATTAATATAATAGGTGGAACTGCAGCAACACAAATTGCATGTGCAGCCAGTTGTGGAATTAATGCATGTGCAGCTGCATCAAGTGCAAATACGGCTGCAGGTTGTGCACAACAAACTGCAACAACTGCGTGTAACAATGCAGCAACTGCACAATCAAAGGCAGAACACGCGTGTAGTTGTAGTTATACGGCATTGGAAAGATCAGTAAATTCGGCCGGCAAAATAACGTTTGCTCCAACACTAACGGGGAATGGATTATTTCTAAGTTCAACACATATGGGATTTTATTGTCATCCCAATTGGAAAACTTATATGAATTGTAGTGGTCATTTCTTTTTATCCGGAACAGGCAATAATGGATTAAGTTGGGATGGTAGTACATTACTTATAGATGGAAATATTACGGCTAGAAGTGGTACATTTACCGGAAATATATGTTCATCTGCAACAATATCGGGTGGTTTTATTTGTGGTGCAACGGTTAGTGGTGGAAGCTTAGTTGGTGGATTACTAACTATGCCAAATTCACAAGGTACTAATTTCTTTTGTATGAATTTAAATGGAGAATTTTGGATGGGCCCTATTTCAAGTATGTTTGTAATGGCTGATAGGGACTGGAAATGTGATCCACAGATACCATTTGGTGGGAGGTGTATTGGTGGTAAGATTATTTTTTGGGATGATTTTGGGTGTAGATCTAACCCAAGGGACGCGCCAGCGATTTGTGCTTACAATGGAGATATATCTTCACTTACTTATTATTGTAATGGTGTTACTGAGGCCCGTTGGGTTCAACTGACTACACGATGTTATTTTAGCGTTAGTGTTTTTGAAGGAGGATTAATATACTATGCATGTACACAGGGTTTATATGTTGCGGGTGATGTTGTAGCTGGACAATCTGATAGGAGATTGAAAACTAGTATAATGAACATTCCAAATGCATTATGTAAAATAAATCAATTAAATGGGGTTTATTTTAATTGGAACGAATGTGCATGTGTATTAGCACAAAGAGATACAAATAAGAGAGAACTAGGATTCATTGCACAAGATATTAATAAAGTTTTACCAGAAGCAGTTGATTATGCAGCTTTTGATAGAATGCATGGTACTTCAATAAGTGGACAAAACTATTTAACAGTTAAATATGAAAAAATCACACCTTTATTATTAGAAGGAATAAAAGAGTTACATTGTGAAATGGAAGAATTAAGGTGTCAAATTAATATATTAAAAAGTAGATAATGGCATTACCAGCTTCAGGGCCTATTAAAATGTCGGAAATAAAGGCCTATTTCAATTCTACTTCATATTCATTGAGGGCATATGCCGCAGCTGCAAAAACTCAAACAGGTCTTGCAAAATTTGATGCACCTGATAAACTTAGTGAATTTTTAGGTTATGCAGCTCCTGAAGCTCCAACGGTAACACCAACTGCAGCACCAACCGTAACACCAACCGTAACACCAACTGCTGCACCAACACAAACTACATTTACAGGATTTGTAAGTACAGTGGACGAACAGGCGGCTTGTGATGGTGGAGAATACGGACTTGTTACAATTACTGTTTTTGGAACAACAATATGTAATGCAACATCGGTACGATCATTAGGATCAGATATAATTGGTAATCTATACGGAGACTTTACTGCGAATCAAGTATTTTATGTAAGCAGACTTGGAAAAGTTAGAGTATTCACGCGTAATGGTAGTTTATTCAATGCATCACCCGATGATGTGTGTTCTGATTGTCCGACGGCAGCACCAACGGTAACTCCAACTGCTGCACCAACTGTAACTCCAACCGATGCACCAACCGATGCACCAACTGTAACACCAACCGATGCACCAACTGTAACACCGACCGCAGCACCAACCGCCGCACCAACTACATTTACAGGATTTGTAAGTTTAGCAGATGAGGGAACGGCTTGTGAAGGAGGAGAATATGGACTTGTTACAATTACTATTATTGGAACAACTTTATGTAATGCAACATCAATACGTGCATTATCATCAGCTACAATTGGTAATTTATATTCTGATTTTGATGGAAGTCAAGTATTTTATGTAAGTAGACTTGGAAAAGTTAGAGAATTCACACGTGTGTCCACACTACAAAGGGGAACACCGACTTCAGAATGTTCTGATTGTCCGACGGCAGCACCAACGGTAACTCCAACTGCTGCACCAACTGCAACACCAACTGTAACACCAACTGCAACACCAACTGTAACACCAACTGCAACACCAACTGCAACACCAACTGCAACACCGACTGTAACACCGACCGCAACACCAACTGTAACACCAACCGATACACCAACTGTAACACCGACCGCAACACCAACAGCTGCTCCGGTTTACTACATATCATTATCAACCGGTACAGACCCATGTGATGCAAAAACTAATTATGGAGGAGCTATACAATAAAAAGAAAAATATTATATGAGAATATTTAATATAAAGAGTAAAAATTAATTTTATGCCTGCAGGAATCAATAATGTTCAAAATTATGTAACCAGTTATCAATGTTCTATTCAGGGGTTATCCATTGGGTGTCCTGTTGCTGGGGCCGATGGGTGGTACTCCGATGGTGTTAATTCATATTATGTACAAAATGGAAGTGTTATAACTGTTAATTCCGACCCTTGTTATGTTCCACCACCTCCGCCACCTCCACCACCTCCTCCGACAGAAGACCCATGTTTTCTTTATGGTACTGAAATCAAAATGGCCGATGGTAGTAATAAACTAATTGAAGATTTAGTATTGGGAGACGTTCTTAGTAGTTTATCAATAGAAGGATTAGATAAAAATGTTGAAAATAATTGGGTTACTTTTTCGGATAATAAATTTTCGTTTACTCCATCAACTGCGGTAATTGTAAATTTAATACACGGATCGTATTCTAACTATTATATTATAAATAACTCAATACGAATAACATATGAACATCCGGTGTTTATAAAAAGAGATACTGAGTATAAATTTTGTAAAGTCCGTAATTTATTAGTAGGTGATTTATTATTTAATACCGATGATACTTGGATTGAAATACAAACAATTGAATTTATTAATGAAACATGTCAAACTGTTGGTGTTAATATTGAAGATGATGATGTATATTTTGGTAGTGGTATATTGGTACACAATGCACCACAGGATAAGGAGTTTCAACCTGAATAATATTATATTAAATAAAAAGTTATGAATAAAACAATATTTGTAAGTATAGCTTCATATAAAGATATTGATGTTACAAATACAATTGATGATATTTTTAATAGAGCATGTTATAAACATAGAATAGTAATTGGATTATTTTTACAAGATACAAAAGAGGAAATTGATAGAATAACGAAATTATTAAGTACCAAACAATACTATAAAAACATAAATTTAAAGAGTGTAATATATACAGAAGCGAAGGGTTGTGGGTGGGCTAGAAATGTTATTTTATCAGAATTATATAACAATGAAGATTTTTTCTTTTGTGTTGATTCTCATTCTAGGTTTTTAAATAATTGGGATACTGAATATATAAGTTGGTTTGATAATTTACCATCTAAAGGTGTTATAAGTGTATTTCCTCAATTATTTGAATTTGATGAAACATATGAAGAATATACAAAAAGAGAATCAACAACTATATATTCTACAAATGCTCCGGTATGGACACCGGAGTACGAACATCCACCATGTCAGAGAGTTTGTTATCAAGATTATGAAAAAAATATGACCATCTCTGGTGGTAATATTTTTGGTAGTGGTGAAATAGTTAGTATTTTAAAAGTAGATAAATACTATAATCCAACTAAGGAACAAGAAATTTATTCTTTACTATTATATAAAAGTGGTTATGATATTTATGCAATTTCTAAAAATATAGTTTGGCATAAATATATAAAAAGTTCTAGTGAATCTTATAGAGAATTATGTAATTGGAGTAAATTTAATCCTGAAAATGATTTTGTATCAAGTTTAAAATATTTTGGAGGAACCGAACGTAGTTACTTAATGTGGTTATCAGAAATTTATAAAGAATGTGACGATTGTTATAAAAAAAAAATAAAAGAAAAAAATATATCAAAAACAATATCACATGAAAATGATAATTTAGATTATTCAAATAATTTAATTCATTTTTATTGGGATGGTGATATTTCTGAAAATAGATTAAAAATATTAAAAGATTCAATTTATTCTACAAGAATATACAATAAAAACCACAAAATCATATTACATACAAATACATTAAAACAAAATATATTTGATGAAAAATTTAATATTGAAATAAATAATTGGAATGACTCTTTATTTGAAGATTTACCACTAACGGATAATCAAATAGAAAAATATAAAAATTTACACCCAAGAGATTTTTCAGATTTATTTAGATTAATTATATTATGGAAATATGGTGGAAGTTATATGGATACCGATGATATATGTATACATTCAATATCCAATAAGCCAAATTTAATTTGTAGAAGTTATGATCCACATACCTCATCTTATAATAATGTAAAAGATGAAGAATGTATTCCTGGATATATCAGAGAAATAAGAGGATATGATCAAATTAATATGTTTCCAAGAAATGATTGTTGGCAAAATTTTGAAATAAAATCAAAATTCATAACCGATTTGTTATTTAGTAGTGAATTTTTAAACAATGAAAATTGTTTAAACATATTGGGAGAAAATAGTTGGCAATCTTTGGTGAATAAACATTGTATAAATAAAATAAATGAATTTGGAAAAACATGGAATTATGGTTTAACACTTTTGTATTTATATGAAGATTTTGTAAGTACTAGTTCTTTTTGGGATAAGGGTAAAAATGGTGGAGAAATGCATGACATGTATAAAAATTTACCAAATATTGAAAAATTTGAATGGGGTAATTATAAATGTAATAGAAAAGATGCATACACTTTTTTAAGAGAGTTATTAATAAAATATCCATACTTAACACATATGTGGTTACATTCTAAAGATCAAAATGAGGAATGGTTAATTGAAGATTTGGATATGGATAAACTATATTCAATTTCTACTTGGATATATAATAAAACAAAAAGAATGATAAAAAATTATGAAACAATATAATGAATTTAAATTTTCAGTAATAATACCTACCATGTGGTATTGTGATTTGATATACCCATTATTAGATAATTTAACGGCCTCTAAATTGGTTGGGGAGATTATATTGATTGATAACAATAAGAGTGCTAGACCATCTAAAGTTGTTAATACTAAAAAAATTAGAATAGTGGAACAAGAACAAAATATATTTGTAAATCCTGCTTGGAATTTAGGAGTAGAATTATCCAACTATCCAAACATTTGTATATCAAATGATGATTTGGTTTGGGATGTAAATGTATTACCATATATTTTAGAGAATTTACATTTGGGTATAATTGGCCAATCTACAAGCAATTACTATGATGTAGAAGAAAAATTATCTATAAAAGAAATAGTCAACAGGCCGTGGGGATGGGGTTGTTGTTTTTGGTTATCTAAAACCAATTGGGTTGAAATACCTTCCAAACTTAAAGTTGCCTGTGGAGATGATTGGTTAATTAAATACATCCATGCATGGGAAATTACAGGTCTAAAGTTAAAAACTGAACCACATCCCTGGTCAGTATCTCGTACTTCAAGCCGTCGTGAATTTAGTATAATGGGAGAAATGGATATGGAGGTATTCAAAACGTTATGATTTCGGTTTTAACACTAACTTATCAAAGATACGAATTATTAGAAGAAGCAATATATTCTTTTCTAAATCAAACTGAATTAGGGGATGCTGAAATGGTTGTAATAAATGATTCACCATTAGTAGAATACCGAATAGACAATCCAAAGGTAAAAATAATAAATCTAAATAAGAGATTTAGTTCCGTTGGAAAAAAATTAGAATGGGGATTTACTCAATGTAAGGGTGATGTTATATATCGTTTAGATGATGATGATTTACTAACACCTTGGGCGTTAGAATTACAAAGGGAATACCACACTACTGCACCGAATAACCACATATATAGATGCCAAAAACATTATTATTTTTCAAATAATGAATATCAATGTCTTAAGTCCTCTGTAAATAATGGTAATGCGTATAAGAAAAATTGGGTAATTGATATCCAGATGATTGATACGTCTATAGCTGAAGATAACTGGTTAACATTTTTAAATAATGGAGACATATATACAGGAAATAATAAAAAATATTCTATGATATATAGGTGGGGGATGGATGTATGCCATATAAGTACAATTGAAAATATATCAAATGAATTTGTTTTTAAAAAAATGGATGAAAAAAATACTGAATGTGGAATAATATATTTAAATCCTAATTTTAAAAATGATTATTGGAATCAACTTCCAAAATAATAAATTATGATACAAATAATTGATTACCAAATAACCCAAAATGAATGTCAAGAACTAATTGATATGGGTTCTAAAAATTTAACAAACGCATCTACATTAGGAACTCCAATTGAAAATTATAGAGTTGCTGAAAACACTTGGATTTATTCAAAAACAGAATTGACAGAAAAAATAAAAAAGTTAATTTCAGATAATACCGGATTACCAATTGAACATCAAGAACAAATACATATAGTAAAATATAATGTTGGAGGTGAATATAAAACACATCATGATTTTTTTCATCCAAATACAGATTATTACGATACTACTATGAAATCAGGTGGCCAAAGAGTATATAGTTGTTTATTTTATTTAAATGATGGTTTTATGGGTGGCGAAACCGAATTCCCTATTAAAAAAATAAAAGTAGTACCCAAAACAGGTAGACTATTAATTTGGAGAAATATTAATCCTGATGGTGAATTAGATCATGAATCATTACATGCTGGGTTACCCGTTATTGATGGTACAAAGTGGATTATAATTATTTGGGTTAGAGAAAAGTCAGTTATTAAAAATAAAACTAATATTAAATAATTTTGGAAAAGTCAAAAATTTTTAGTATGTTTGATTAAAAAAGAACAGTAAGCAGCAAAACTGCAATATTTAAGATATTTATAGATATGAATTTAATAACAGAAGTAAATAAGCCAACAGTTACACAATCAATAATCATTTATGGTGGTCGTTTTCAACCATTTCATAAAGGACATTATGCGGCATACCAAAATCTAGTAGCAGAATTTGGAAAAGCAAATGTATATATTGGAACGTCTAACGACACGAGTTCGGACAAATCACCTTTTACATTTAAAGAGAAAAAAGAAATTGCAACTAAGATGTTTGGAGTACCAGCATCTAAATTTGTGAAAGTAAACAACCCTTACAGACCCGTAGAGATACTTTCTAAATACGATGGTAAGATTACTCAATACATTGCAGCAGTCGGAGAAAAGGATGCCAGTAGACTAAAGAGTGGATATTTTAAACCATATAAAGGTAAAGCCGGATATGGTTATGATGAGGTTGGTTATTACTATACAGTACCTTCGGAACAAAATCCAATAAGTGGTACGGATGTTAGAAAAAAATTAGGAAGTTCAAATAAAGAAGTAGCAAAAAAGTTTTTCTTAAAAGCATATCCATCATTTGATAAAGATATTTTCAAAATGATTAGTTCAAAATTAAATGAAGATGGTATGCCGGGTGGAATAGGTGTTGGATTAGTTTTACCAGGTGGATATATCAATGGTGCACCAACCGGTTCTAAAAACGAAATTATAGGTGAAATTGAAAATGATGTAAACGAATTTATAACACAATATTTTAATGAAGGTATTTCTGAATCAAAAGAAAACTCAATAAATCACTTTGTAGAGTATGCAACTAAAAAATTAAAGTTAAGTGAAAGACCAAAAATTACTTTATTAAGTGGTAGAGAATATTCAGAAGCAAAAACCAGTTTAGGTGGATATAACCCAATGTCAAAAGAAATATATGTTGCAATAGAAGGTAGATTAACTGCGGACATACTTAGAACACTTGCACATGAGATGGTTCATAGAAAACAAGATGAATTGGGTTTAGTAAAAGATGAAATCAAAGATGGTGCAACAGGTTCTCCAATTGAAAACCAAGCACATGCAGTAGCCGGTATCTTAATGAGAAATTATGGTAAGATAAATAAACAAATATACAACGAAAGTATTAATATAGATGTTGATAAGGGTGATACTGTTTTGATGGGAAAATTCAAAAATAAAAAAGTTGTTGTAAAAGATATTGGAAAAGATGACTACGGAATGCCAACAATAAATGGTAAGAAAGCAGCAACATTTAGATTGGGAGACAAAGGCCAAAACATATTCAAAAAAGATGAAATAGATGAAGTAGGGGAAGGTTCATCAAAACCATATTCTTTTACTCAAAGAGAAAACCAAAAAGATAATAAAGTTTACGCATTTACTACCACTTCAGACGAACATTATAGAGTTGAGTTTGATTATAAAGATTTACGTGATGCCTGGGAGATGGAGTTTGATATATACTTTGGTTCGGGTGATGAGGTTATAAATAAAGGAGAGATATATTCCATAATGGCAACTGTAACTAATATCGCATTAGATTTTATTAAAAAAGTAAACCCTAAAATAATATATTTCAGAGCTGCGAAAAACTTTAATAATGATAATAGACGTGAAAAACTTTATTTGGCTTATATAAAAAAACAACTTCCCAATTGGACATTAGGTAAACAATCTGGTTTAACCACATTGACTAATCCTAAATATAAAAATCAATCAACTTTATCAGAAGGATTACTTTTAGAAGGTGGAGCATACGGACATATGGCACATCCATTTGATGATATGGATTTAACATTTGGCGATTTAAAAGATATTATTTCAAAAGCACTTAATGGTGATTTAGGAGTAGTTAGAGAAAAAACAGACGGCCAAGCTTTAGCAATAAGTTGGAAAAATGGTAGATTGATAGCAGCTAGAAATAAAGGTAATTTAGCAAACGCAGGAGCAAACGCAATGGGAATAGAGGATGTTGCATCAAAGTTCGGTGGTAGAGGTGGTTTAACAGATGCATACAATTTTGCAATGAGAGATTTATCTGCAGCAATAAGTGGATTATCCGATACACAAAGAAAAAAGATATTCAATGAAGGAAAGTGTTTTATGAATTTGGAAGTAATATGGCCTACATCGGTTAATGTTATTCCTTATGGCCAGGCATTGTTAGTATTTCATAATACAACTTGTTATGATGAAAAGGGTGTGGCAATTGGAGCAGATGGTGGAGCAGCGGGAACTTTGGCCGGAATGATTAAGCAAGTCAACGCAGATGTTCAATCAAAATATACAATCCAAGGCCCTCCAATAACATCAATACCAAAGTCAGACGATTTAAGTGCAAAGCAAGGTAAGTATTTATCAAGACTTAAAAAACTACAATCGGAATTTGGATTGAGTGATTCGGATAATGTTGCAGACTATCATCAAAGTTGGTGGGATTGGTGGATTACATCAAACGCACCTATTAAAGTTGACAAAATTACAAAAGAAGCATTAATTAGAAGATGGGCATTTGGTGATAAAGGGTTTAGATTAAATACAATATCAAATTTAGAATTACAAAAGTGGGCAACTACAAATGATAAAGTAAATGTTATAAAACAACAAAAAGACAATATCAAACCATTTGAAGAAATATTTTTAGGTGTAGGTGCAGATGTTTTAGAATTTGTTGGTAGTGTATTAACAGTTCACCCTGAAAAAGCAATTAGAGCAATGAAACAAAAATTTGTATCTGTTGCATCACAAGTTAGAAGTGGTGGAAATCCTGCACAAATACAAAAATTAAAATCAGAACTAGAAAGATTAAATAAATTAGGTGGTATTGAAAAGATAGTAGCAAATGAAGGATTGGTATTTGTTTATAATGGTAAAACATATAAACTTACAGGTACCTTTGCACCACTAAATCAGATACTTGGCATTTTTTACTCTTAATTTGATATATATTATAATAATAAACAGTTACAAAAAGGAACATTAGTATGGCAAAAAGAAAAAGTTTTGATGAAAAAAACAAAAATATTCACAAATCTCGTAAACTAATTATAGATACGGTATTTGGTAGAGAGGATAATACTCAAAGAGTTCATGGTTACGAAGGTGATGTAGAACAAAAGAGAGAAGTTGGAGAAGTGTGGACTGATAAAGATGGTAAGGAGTGGGAACAAAAAGAAGGTTATAAAACCAATGTTTCTATGATGGATGATGTAAGAGCATTTTTAGATAAACTAAATACATGCTCTTCTAAAAATTGTAAAACTATTGCTTATGACAGAATAGATAAAAAAATAATTAGAAAAACAGGAATGTGTTTAGATTGTTTGCAAAAATTTGAACAAGGATTAAAAACAGACGGAACATATCCATTCTATGAAGATTATAAAATTACACAAAATAAATTGGCATATGCAAGGGAGATGAAAGTTAGATGGGAGGAAGCATTAACAGGAATCAAACAACAAATTGAACAAGTTACAGAAGACGGTAGAGTTGAAAAGTGGACATGGGATGTAGATATTGAAAAAGTAAAAGCAGACATAAAAAAAGATATAGATGAAGCTTATGATGCAATAGAACAATTGTTACTTCGTAAAGCGGCATTAGAAAAAAAATTGGTTGAATTAAATCATCCAGAATTAGTAAAAAAATAAAAATTATGAAAAAATTATTAAATTTAAAAAACATTGCAATAGCAGTATTAGTTGTAATTGTATTATTAGAGTATTTCAATCCGGGTGGTAAAATGCCAGGTAGAAAAATTATCATTGAAGGAAAAGCATATGAAGTTATTAAACATGACATTGACACAATTGATATAGTTAAAACAAAAGTAGTAACTAAAAAAGGTGAAGACATTTATCATGAAACAATTAAGGAAGTAATTATTCCTGCAATTGTAGATACTCAAGCTTTATTACAAGACTATTTTGCAAAGAACATTTATAAAGATACATTACAATTACCAGATAGTTTAGGAACTGTATCTTTAATTGATACTATTACTCAAAACAAAATATTGGGTAGAACTTTCAACGCAAGTGTTAAACAAAGAACTATCAAAGAAACTACAATTGTAAAAGAATTACCAAAGACTAAACTATTTTATGGTTTTGAAGGTGGATTCAACAAAGCAGATGTAGTATCTCATTTAGGATTTGGTGTTTTAGTTAATACAAAGAAAGATAAGATGTTCCATTTAGGATTGGGTGTTGCAAATAGAACAACCGATGGTACAAGTGGTACTTTGGCACCTTACATTGGTGGTGGTGTATATTGGAAATTGAAACTTAAAAAATAATGGGAGTTCAAGGGCAACCTAAGAAATCATTAAAAGAGATAATAGCTGAAGAATATCGTAAATGTGCGTTAGACCCCATTTACTTTATGAAGAAGTATTGTATTATTCAACATCCGGTGAGAGGTAAAATACCCTTTCACCTTTTTCCATTCCAGGAAGATTGTTTAACTGACTTTAAAGATAATCGTTTAAATATTATTCTTAAATCTCGTCAATTGGGTTTATCAACTCTATCTGCAGGATTTATTCTTTGGAAAATGTTATTCAACCAAGACTTTAATGCATTGGTTATCGCAACTAAAGTAACCGTAGCAAAAAACTTAGTTGAAAAGGTAAGAGTAATGCACGACTTACTTCCTATTTGGTTAAGAGATGGTGGCAATAGTTCAGTTGAAGACAATAAACTTTCCCTTAAATTAAAAAATGGTTCACAAGTAAAAGCAATCGCGAGTTCTCCAGACGCAGGTCGTTCGGAAGCCTTATCACTATTAATTGTTGATGAAGCTGCATTTATTAGAGATATTGATGAAATTTGGTTATCGGCACAATCTACATTATCAACAGGTGGTGCTGCAATCGTATTATCTACTCCAAATGGTGTGGGTAACTGGTTTCATAAAATGTGGGTAGATGGTGAAAGTGGTGCAAACGGATTTAATAATATAAATTTACATTGGACAAAACATCCAGAAAGAAATCAGGCATGGAGAGATGAACAAACTCGTATATTAGGAGTTAAAGGTGCATCTCAAGAGTGTGATTGTGATTTCGTTGGTTCAGGTGATACAGTAATTGACCCAGCATTATTAACTTGGTATAAAGATACATATGTAATGGACCCGGTTGAAAAAACTGGCTTTGATGGTAACTATTGGAAATGGGAACATCCAAATTACAATAGAGCATATATGGTAGTTGCCGATGTCGCGAGAGGTGATGGATCGGATTATTCTACATTCCAAGTTATTGATATTGAAGATAGTTCACAAGTTGCAGAATATAGAGGTAAAATAGAAACAAAAGATTTTGGAAACTTCTTAGTTGCAGTATCAACTGAATGGAATAACGCACTATTAATTATAGAAAACTCAAATGTAGGGTGGGCAACTATTCAACAGGTAATTGATAGAGGATATGGTAACCTATTTTATATGAGTAACGACTTAAAATATATTGATGTTGAAAAACAAATGTCCAATAAATTTTATAGAGATGAAAAAAAATTAGTTGCAGGATTTGGTACAACAATAAAGACAAGACCACTTATCATTTCAACATTAGACACATATATAAACAATAAAGACATCCTCATTCGTTCTCAAAGACTTATAGATGAACTCTTTACATTTATTTGGAGTGGTGGTAGAGCTGAAGCAATGAAGGGTTATAATGATGACTTAACAATGGCATTAGCAATTGGACTTTGGGTTCGTAATACAGCACTTCGTTTGAAACAAGAAGGAATTGATTTAACAAAGACAATGTTAAACTCAACACAGGTAAATCAATATACTGGATTTGTATCTACGGGTAACCTAAAACAAAATCCGTATGAAATGGATATGGGTAAAAAAGGCGTAGAAAATTTAACTTGGTTAATTGGTTAAATTCTTTATATTTATATAGTGAAACTATTGTAAAATGAACGAAGACTTAAATAAGTGGTTTAAAGAAAAATGGGTAAACATCGGCAAAAAAGTTGATGGTAAACACCCACCATGTGGCACTTCGGGAGAAAAAAGAGGTTATGCAAAATGTGTTCCTGCAGCAAAAGCTGCCGGAATGAGTAAAAAAGAAAAAGAAAGTGCAACTCAAAGAAAAAGAGCTGCACAAAATGATGCAGGTAGAGGTGGTAAAAGTAGTAGTGGACAGGGTAAAGCACCAATAAATGTTTCTACTAAACCAAAAAATGAAGATTGGAGTAAAAAATATAAAAGTAGTATAGATTGTAATAATCCAAAAGGTTTCTCTCAAAAAGCACATTGTCAAGGAAAGAAAAAAAATGAAAATATGAATATAGAAGAAAGACTAAATTTATTTTTAGAAAAGAATTGTCCAACGGACCCAGGTAAATGGTCTGCATCTAAGTCTGCAGCAAAATCTAAATTTGATGTATATCCATCTGCATACGCAAACGGATGGGCAGCAAAAAATTATAAAGGTAAAGGTGGCGGATGGAAAACTTGTAGTGAAAATGTAGTAAACGAAGTAACAGGTAAAGAAGCAAAAGAAATTGCTAAATTAACGGGTACACGTGATAGTATAGTACAAAAGTTTATAGATGATTTTAATTTGAATGCTAAAAACCTTTTTAACTTTATAGCTAAAGGAAAAGAAAAAGTTAGAAAAGATTTCGCAACCGCAATGTCGGGTAGACCTGGTAATAAATATCAAGGTGATTTTGTAGGTATGTTTGGAGAAGGTGTAGTAAACGAAGCTTGTTGGGAAGGATATAAACAAGTTGGTGGTAAAATGAAAAATGGTAAAATGGTTCCAAATTGTGTTCCTATAAGTGAGGATATCAATAGTGATGATGATGTTAATAACGGATTGGTTGAACCTGAAGAATATGATGTTGAAGATGAGGATATGGTAGATTTTATTTCTTTTATGAGAAATTATAGTAAAGAATTATCAGAAGCCAATTGTGGTTGTGTTTATGAAGCAGAATATCAGGGTAGAGAAGTTAAGTTGGGTAAACCAATGCAAGGTGATGTTAAGAAATTCAAAGTATATGTAAAGAACCCTGCAGGTAATGTTGTTAAGGTAAACTTTGGCCAAAAAGGAATGAAAATTAGAAAATCAAACCCTGCAGCTAGAAAATCATTTAGAGCAAGAATGAATTGTGATAGTCCAGGACCAAGACATAAAGCAAATTATTGGAGTTGTAGGAAATGGTAATATTTGGAAATACCAAATATTTTCCGTATATTTAGAAAAATAGAATTATATAAAAATGGCAGATAAATCAATATTTAGTAGGTTACAGAAATTATTTTCAACAAACACTATTGTCCGTAAAACGGAAGATGGTGTTAAAGTTATTGACACGGATGAGTGGCAGAATATGACCACAAACTTAGTTGACCGCTTTATGAAAATGAAAGTGACAAACTATGGTACAGGACAAACAGCATCATCAATGGCATATCAACAAGTTAGAATTGATTTGTTTAGAGATTATGATTCAATGGACTCAGATCCAATCTTATCATCAGCATTAGATGTATATTCGGATGAAACAACTGCAAGAAATGAAATGGGTAATGTTTTAAAAATTCATCATGAAGACGACCAAATAAAACAATTATTAGAAAATTTATTCTATGATATTCTTAATGTAGAATTTAATTTATGGCCATGGACTAGAAACTTAGTTAAATATGGTGATTTTTTCCTACAATTAGAAATAGCAGATAAATTGGGTATTGTAAATGTAATGCCACTATCAACATATGAAGTTAGTAGAGTAGAAAATTTTGACCCAGAAAATCCTCAAAGAGTTAAATTTATATATGCACCATACCAAAACCCATCCGGTGGTTATGGTCAAACTCCAAAGAAAGAATTTGAAAACTATGAAATAGCTCACTTTAGATTAAATTCTGATTCAAACTTTTTACCTTATGGAAAATCAATGATAGAAGGTGCAAGGAGAGTTTGGAAACAATTGATGTTAATGGAAGATGCTATGTTAATTCATAGAGTAATGAGAGCTCCTGAAAAAAGAATATTCAAAATTGACGTAGGTAATATTCCACCAAACGAAGTGGATAACTACATGCAAAAAATTATCAATAGTTCTAAAAAAGTTCCATTTGTAGACGAAAGAACCGGTGATTACAATTTGAAATACAATATGCAAAACCTTATTGAAGATTATTATATGCCGGTAAGAGGTAATGATAATGGTACTTCAATTGATACTCTAAAAGGTTTGGAGTACAATATGATTGATGATATTAACTACTTAAAAGGTAAGTTAATGGCAGCATTGAAAATTCCAAAAGCATTCTTAGGATATGAAGAAGACGTAAATGGTAAAGCAACTCTTGCAGCACAAGATGTTAGATTTGCAAAAACAATTGAAAGAGTACAAAGAGTATTAATTTCAGAATTGACTAAAATAGCAATCGTACATTTATATGCACAAGGTATTACCGATGATAGATTGACTGATTTTTCTTTAGAACTTACAATACCATCTAAAATTTACGAACAAGAACAAGTTGAGTTATATACTTCTAAAGTTGCATTAATTCAATCAATGCAAGCAACTAAAATGTTCTCAAAAGAGTGGATGTATGAATCCGTAATGAAACTTGCAAAAGATGAACAAGATACAATGACATTACAAGTATTAGATGATACAAAACAAGCATTCCGTTTAACATCAATTGAGACACAAGGTGTTGACCCTGCAAACGAAACGGGTACCGATGAACCAACTAATGTAGAAGAAGAATTGGACAGACTTAAATCGGAATTAGAAGAAGACGATAAAGGTGGTAGACCTAAAGACCCCGTTAGATATGGCAAAGATGACCATCCACAAGGTAGAGACCCATTAGGTATTAAGACTCTTAAACAAAAAGAAGGATCTGTAAAATACAAAGCAAGAGATTCATATTTAGAGATATTTAAAGATATGGACGGAAATAAAAAGACTATTTTAACAGAAGACAACACAAAATAGTAATAAACCAATAATAAAATATATTTATATCAGAATAATTGTATAATTTAATGAAAAAAATAAAACATTCAAAGTTTAAAAATACGGGATTCTTATTTGAATTATTAGTAAGACAAATTACTGCAGAAGTAATGTCATCTAGTAAGTCGGTAGCTGAAAAACTTTTGAAAGAACACTTTAATTCTAAACAAGAATTATCAAAAGAATTGAAATTATATCAATATCTTATTAATGAAAAATATAATTCAGAATCAAAAGCTGAACAATTCATCAATACAATATTAGAAGCTCGTAAAAAAATTGACGAGAAAAAACTTACAAAGGAAAAATACAATCTTATAAAAGAGATTAAAGAAACTTATAATTTAGATGAGTTTATTAAATCTCCAATTTCTAATTATAAAACATTAGCATCTATTTATAAAATATTTGAAACAGTTGTAACGGATACACAATACGAACCAACCGACATAGTATCAGCAAGATTTACAATTGCAGAAAATATTATCAATTCTTCTATTCAAAATAAAGATGTAAAACTTAAAGATGCAGTTTTAGAAGAATATAGAAAACAAGATGACGATTTAAGAGCAGTTTCTTATAAATTATTAGTTGAATCATTTAATAACAAATATAGTAATCTTACAAACGACCAAAAAGGTTTATTGAGAGAATATATTAATAATATCAATAATACTGGTAAATTAAGTGAATATGTTTCAACCGAAGTAACTAAATTGGTAGAAGGATTAAAAGAAGTTGGTTCTAAAATTTCCGACAAAGTTACAAAAATCAAATTAGCAGAAACAATTGCAAATATTAGAAAAATTAAATCTGTTAAAAAGATTAAAGAACAACACTTATCGGCAATGATGATGACATACGAATTATTAAAAGAATTAAAAGAATCAATTAAAAAATAAAAAATGATAAATTATAGAATATTTAACGCAAAAGAATTTATAGCTTCAGGAGCTGGTACATCTGGTTCTTTAGAAAATGCATGGGGTGTAATGAGAGGTTCGGCAGTTTGTTCAGGTTCAGTAACATTAGAAGGATTTGTAACTCCATCAGGTTCAACACCGGCTAGCACTCGTTCTACATTAAAATTAGAATCATTAGCACAAGGTGAACCTATTCCTTGTTATATTAGAAGTATTACGGTAACAGCTGGAACAGCATATCTATTAGCTTAAAATTAAACGGATAATCAAATGCCAGAAACATTAAAAACAGAACAACTTAATAAAATAAGAGAAATTGTTCGTAAGATGGTGAGAGAAAGAATGATTGATGAAATGAGTACAACCGATAGTGTACAAGGATATAATACTCCATTTGCATTTACTGGTAAAGATGGCGAAAAGAAAAAAGCAAAAAGACAAGCAGACTTAACAGGATATACTCCGGTTAATGAAAATAGATGGTTAGCATTGAAACAAGATGAATCAACTGCACAATCTAAAATAGGTAGAGGTATATCTAATATCAATAAACAATTAAGAGAAATGGAAAGATTTCTTAATTGGTATGGTAAGATTAAGAATGAAAGTGGTGTTAGTAACAAATCTTATTGGAAAAGGAC